GAATATCACTAAGGGCAAGCACCGGCTGTCGGCGCGCTACGGCGGACCAGGCCAGCCAGGCGCCCAGGCTCAGCAGGTAGCTGGCACCACTGGCCCTTCACCAAGCTACACCGGAGGCTGACATGTGTATGATGAAAGCGCCCAAGGTTCCAAAGACCCCGCCTCCCGCCCAGTACCAGACGATGCAGACCCCCAAGGACATGATCAACGGCGGTAAGGACAGCCGTCTGCGTCTGCGCCGTAGAGGTATGTGGGCATCGGTGATGACCGGGCCGCAGGGCGTGGCCGGGGCGCCGTCCGTGACCGGCATGGGCGGGAGCGTGACGGGTGGCTAGAGCTTACCTCGACGTAACCCCTGACCTACTCCACCAGCTGCCAGCGATGCTGCCGCTGGGCGTAAACATCTTTGGCTCGAAGGACATGGGTGGAGCAATCCGCCTGGTGCTCGAAGGCCGCGACCTTCCCGACGGCAAGCAGCTGGACATGATTGTGTCCCAGACGGCGACGTCGCGACGGTACGAGCTGATGGAGGCAGAGGATGGCCAGGTACCAGGCTAAGCCAATCGAGGTCGAGGCGGTGCAGGTTGCCGAGGTGCTGATGCACATGCGCTCGCCTGGCCTTAGCGTCGTACCGCCATGGATTGCCGAGGCTATCCAGCGCGAGGAGCTGGTTGCACTCCATGCCCCAGAGCGGCTGCAGCTGATCACCAAGGACGGCCGCAGGGACGGTGCTGTCGACGATTACCTGGTGCGTGGCACCGACGACATTCTCTCCCTCATGGAGCGCCTGCGCTTCGAGGATAGCTACAGGCGGATACATGGCTGAGCTTACTCTCAAGGAAAAGTGCCAGCGTCGCCTCGAAGGCCTGCGGGATAATCGCCGGAGCTTCGAGAACGATGCCAAGGAGATCGCCGCCTACGCACAACCGGCGCGGTCGAGATGGCTTGCGACCGACGTCAACAAGGGGCGCCAGTCCAACCGCAGGCTCAACAGCAGCCACGGCATCTTCGCTTTCCGCACATTGCAGGGTGGAATGACCAGTGGGCTCAGCTCCCAGTCACGGCCATGGTTCACCTTGAAGGCCTATAGCGAGACGCTCGATGACGATCCCGAGGTGCGCAACTACCTCGCCGAGGTCCAGCGCCGGATGTACGCCTTCATGGCCTCGACCAATCTCTATGGAGCGATGAAGACCGGCTACCTGGAGATGGGCATGTTCGGCACCGAGGCATGCATTGCCCTGCCCCACGATGTCGAGGGCATGGTCTGCCACCAGCTGACGTTCGGCGAATACTGGATCGGCATGGGCAGCCACCTCCAGCCGGAAGCCCTGTACCGCGAATGCCCGAAGACGGTGAAGGACGCGGTCGAGGGGTTCGGCCGGGACAATGTCAGCCCATACATCACCCGGCTCTACGACCAGGCCAACTACGACCAGACGGTCACCTTCTACCATGCCATCCAGCCCAACGACGAGTATGTCGCTGGAGCCGCAGGGTGGCGCGGCAAGCAGTGGCTGTCGGTCTACTGGGACGAGAAGGACGGCAGCAAGGAGCGCTTCGTCCAGCGCAACGGGTTCGAGGAACAGCCGTTCTGGGCGCCGCGGTGGGACACCACTGGTGGCGACGTATGGGGGCAGGGGCCTGGCCACGATGCATTGCCCGACCTTCGCGAGCTGCAGATGCAGGTCAAGCGCAAGGCCGAGGCCACCGACTTCCACATCCATCCCGAGATGGTCGCATCCGCCAAGGTCAAGTTGAAGAGGATGCCGCGCAACGTGGTATCGGTAGCCAGCCAGGACCTCGACATGTCGAACGTGGTCAGCGTTCCCTACGAGGTGCCATACCAGGCCATCGGTGCAATCCGCGAGGACATCGGCGACATCAAGCAGGCGATCAACGAGGCGACCTACGCCGACCTGTTCATGGCCATCACCAACATGCAGGGCATCCAGCCGCGCAACATCGAAGAAATAGCTGCCCGCAACGAGGAGAAGCTGACCCAGCTTGGCCCGGTGATTGAACGGGTCAACAATGAGAAGCTGGAAGTGGTGATCGAGCGAACCTATGGCATCATGGACCGGATGGGCCTGCTGCCACCGGCGCCCGATGTCCTGCGCGATGCACCGGACCTCAAGATCGAGTTCGTTTCGATACTCACCCAGATGCAGCGGATGGTCGGCCTCGGCCAGATCGAGCGCGGTGTCGGCTTTATCGGCAACCTGGCGGGGATTTTCCCCAACGTGGTCCACAAGATCGACGCCAACGAGCTGGTCGACGAGTATTGGGATCGCTCCGGCGCACCACCCAAGGCGCTGCGTTCGTCCGAGGATGCCGACGCCGACGCCGAGGCAGAGGCCCAGAACGCGCAGGCAGCGATGGCGGCCGAGGCGGCAGGCAAGGCGGCACCAGCCGCTGGCGTTGCAGTCGACGCAGCCAGGCTCTTGAGCGAAGCACCGATGGCGGCACCGCCAGCTGTCAGTGACCTGGTCCCGCTGCTACCACGATGAAACGCAAGACGGCCACGCTTCACGAACTCCAGCTTGAGCCTGCCAACCAGGGCGTCATCCAGGCGCTTGAAGGTGCATTGAAGCAGGCCAGGGAGGGGCAACTGTCGATGGTCTGCATCACCGCCGTCGAGCGTGACGGATGCCCCCGGTACTGGACCAGCCAGGTCCACAATCGCTCCTTGATGATCGGCGGCATGGTCAGGCATGTGTACCGGCTGCTCCATGAGGCAGAGACCGAATGACCGAAGACAAGCAGCTGGTCCGCGACATGGCCGACCTGATGGAGCGTGCAGCGTTCCGTCGGTTTCTATTTGCGGTGATTCAACGGGCAGGGATATTCAGCGCTCAGACCGATGGGTCCGTTGGGCGTGATCAGTTTAATCTGGGACGCAGGAACCTGGGGTTGGAAATCCTCGACTTGGTCGAGACAGGACAGCCAGTCGCCGAGGTACACCCAGGCGGCGCCCTCCTGACCCTCATCCAGGTACTACGCGAGGAAACAACTCGTTCACCAACGGAGACCCAAAATGCGATTAAAGCCAAATCTTCCAAGCACGACCGCCACGCTGAACTCCTCGACGACGATGGGGATGACCCCGACGCCGAGTGAACTCGCGATGGGCCGCTTTATGCGTGCCGATGATCACGGTGCCGACGGAGACGGCCCAGCAGGAGGCGGTGATGGCGATGCGTCTGGCAAAGGCGAAGGCGCTGGTACGCCGGACGACGGCGACCAGTCTTCTGTCCTCGGTGGCGCTCAGTCCGATGACGGAGCCGGAGACCAGGGCGGCGATCAATCGAAGGGCAGCGAAGGCGGCTCTGACGATGGTAAGCCGAATGGTTCGGCCGAGGGTGCTGATACTGTCCCCGAGGCGTACGACCTCAAGCTGACCGTTCCAGGCAAGGACGACGACGGCAAGGACATCGAGACCCAGATCGAGATGGACAAGGTGCTGCTCGACAAGGCGACGCCGGTCCTCAAGGAGCTGGGGCTCAGCAACGACAAGGCCAACAAGCTGGCACCGCTGGTCCTCGACGTCCAGGCACGGATGGCCGAGCAGCAGGCCGAAGATCACAAGGCAATGACCGCCCAGTGGGCGCGTGATGCCGAGAAGGACCCCGAGATCGGTGGCAAGAAGTGGAGCGAGACCCAGGCACTGGCTGCCAAGGCGCTCGACCACTACGGCGCACCGAAGGGATCAGAGTTCCGGCAACTGCTGGACGACACCGGTCTGGGCAACCACCCGACCATGATCGCCATGTTCCGCAAAGTTGGAGCTTCCATCGCGGAAGATACCAAGCTGGAGCGTGACACCACCAATCCTCAGGGAAAGAAGGATCGTCTTGAGACCCTCTACCCCGATGATGTACCAAAGAAGTAAGGGAGCAACACCATGGCTACTATTGGCGCATCCTTCCTCAACCTGATCGACATGTTTCGAGCGGGTGGAGATGATGCAACGGCGAATGTCGCCGAAGTCCTTCGCCGTTCATCGCCCGCCGTCAAGGATGCGATCACGGTAGAGGCCAATCGTGGTACGACCCACGAACACGCTATCCGCACCAACCTGCCTGCAGTGACCTGGGGCCGCCTCTACCAGGGCATCCCGCAGTCCAAGAGCGGGCGTGCGATGGTCACCGACACCACCGGCTTCGTCGAAGGTCTGTCGACCGTCGACACCCGCCTGCTGGACATCTCGCCCAACCCGGCAGCCACTCGGGCGTCGGAAGCCGAGGCGTTCATCGAGTCGATGACGCAGGAAGCCGAGACCGGCATCTTCTATCACGACAGTGCGTCCACCCCTGAGAAATTCAAGGGCCTGGCGGCGCGGTACAACACCGTCGCTGGCACCGGTCAGAACATCAACCAGGTGGTCGATGCAGGCGGCACCGGTTCCGACAATACGTCGATCTGGCTGGTCACCTGGTCGGAGAATGCCACTCACCTGATCTACCCGAAGGGTACTCAGGGCGGCATCACCCGGCAGGACAAGGGCGAGCAGCGGGTCACTGACAGCAACGGCAACGCCTACTACGTCAAGGAAGAGCTGTTCCGCTGGCACCTCGGCCTGGCCGTCAAGGATTGGCGCTACAATGTCCGCATCGCCAACCTCGACGTCAGCGACATGATTGCCGGTACGGTCGATGTCCTCAAGCGTCTTCGCCAGGCCTATCACCGCATCCAGGGGCGCATCCGTGCCACTGACATGCGTGGCGATAACGCCGCCAGCGAAGGCCGGACGGTCATCTACATGAACCGCACGGTCTACGAGGCGCTCGATGCACAGCTGACCAACCCGACGCTTAACGGCGCTCTGCAGCTGCGCACCACCGAGCTTGAAGGCGAAGAGGTCGAAACGTATCGGGGCATCCCGATCCGCGTGACCGACGCGCTTCTCAACACCGAAGCTCGCGTGATCTAAGGCCAGGGATAAGGAGTAGAAGAAATGATCATCGACAACACTCTGGTCTTCAGCGACAGCCAGGCAATCACTGCCACTGCCCGCTCGACCAACATCGTGGACATCGGCGCGGCTGGTACGCCTGTCGGTGCCACCAACGCGGTGCGTCGGGACATCGGTATCGCTACCGAAATCCCGCTCACGATCCGCGTCACCGAGGCGTTCAACAACCTCACCAGCCTGACTTTCCAGCTGGAAGTCGACGACGATCCCGCGTTCGGTTCACCCCGTATCGTGGCTGTCGGCCCGGCCGTCCTGCTGGCGAGCCTCACGCTTGGTGCCAAAATCCAGTTCCCTGCGGAACTGCCGGAAGGCACCAACGAGCGCTTCATCGGTTTGCGTTACACCGTCGCGGGTACCGCGCCGTCTCTCGGCAAAATCTTTGCCGCGATCTCGGCCGGTGACCAGACCAACTAAGGGAGTGAAGACCCATGGGTAAGAACCAGGGACAGACCCGCGGCCAGCGCGCTGACAACGCTTCTGCCGCAGGCGGCCAGATGCTATCGCCGGAAGACCGGAAGATCGCTGACAGCCGTCCGTCGGCCGAAGAGATGGCCAAGCGCAAGCCCAAGGAGTACCGGGCACTGGCGCGTGGCTACGTCGACGGCATGATCCGTGAACCGGGCGAAGTGTTTGCCACGGCCGCGGAGCAGGGCAGCTGGATGGAGCCCTTGTCCAAGGGCAAGGACGCTCGCGTCTCGGCTGCCGTCGATGACACGATGGCGTCGAAGAAGGATGATCCGGACCTCACCACGTTCAGCATGGAGGCTCTCCAGGCCGAAGCGCTGCGCCTGGGCCTGACTGATGCCACCGGCCTCAGCAAGGATGACCTGATCGTCGCGATCCGCGCTGCCTACGTCAACGAAGCGCAGTAATGGTTAGGGCCTGCGGGGTGTTCTCACGCGCTCCGCAGGCCTGTCCATTGGAGATCAACTAATGGCCCTGCCGCGCCCGGTCTATCGCAGCCAGGGCAATATCGCCTACCGTTCCGAGACCAGGGACAGCCTGCTCAAGCGCGGACAGACCGTCCCCTACGACGTCAATGGCGCACCGCCAGCACCGGTCGAAGAACCAGGCGCGATGTCGATCAATGTCAATGACATGCCAACCGCCTCACCAGGCGATCCACTGCTGGAGTTCGAGACGCCGTCGGGCGGGATCATCTTCTCTGGCACGGACTACATCAGCGCCGGGGTGGCAGCGACCGCCCCATCCGCGCTTCGACTCTC